TCTTGCTTCTGCCATCTTCTCGCGGAGAAGCGTCATATAAGTTGAATAGTCGATATCAAAAACATCATCAAGTCCAAGAAGTTTTAGTATTCTTTCATCAACCTCTTCACTTACTAAGTCATCACCACGAGTTCCTTCATAAAGAGCAAGAGCACGGTTCCTGCTTGTCTCCTCTTGAAGTGTTTCGTTTAATGACTCATCCATTTTGCTGTTGTTTTAACTTTTCTTCTTCTAGATGATTTTTTAGTAGAGTCACATACACATCCCTTTCCCAAGGCATCAAATTTTCAATCTCTGTCAAAGAGTATTTATGATACTGAACTAAGGAGAAATTAAGTTGATAATAATTTTCTAGATCCATATGGATCATTGCTATACGAAAAAAGATGATAACCCTTCTAAAACAACTTCATTTTCAACTTGTGTTTTTGGATTTACTACTTTAACTTTGTGGGATAGTTTAGGCATCGTTTCAAAGAACTTCTCAATTAACTTAAACTGAGAAGAATTCATTTGGTCAAGGAACTCTTGCAGTTCTTTCTTTGTTACATCTGAAGTTGCCCAAACTTCATCTTCAGTATAAATTTTATCGATACAAGATGCAATAAGATCAAATGCTTGATCCATATCATTTGTTGCATTGAAGTCAAAGTTATTTTTGATGAACTGCTCCAGTGATGGATACTTCATCTCAAGCATCACCTGATCGTCAATTTTAATTTGTTTGTCGTGGCCATCAAACTTTTGAACTTTAATTTCATCAACATTAATCTTAACTGGAACAGTAGTCTCTCCATCATCAGGGCAAATAATATTAACTTCTATTTCTTCTCCTACTGACTTTCCACGAATGTTAAGAAAGAGATATTCAATATCAAATGTTGGAAGAGATTCTACTTTAATTCCTCTTGTCTCAATACAGTTTTTAATAACAGTCTTAATCGACTCTGTAATTTGTTTTGTATCTTCACTCTCAAGTGCTAATACAAGTAACTTTTCTTCTCTAACCAGGAATGGTCTGTACTTAATTTCTTTTCCTGTTGAAGGTAGAGTTAGAGAATAAGTTGGCGTTGAAATCTTTGGTAAAGGCATAATATCCTATGTTCGTTTCAGTTGTGATTATTTAGTTACTGGAATAGTGGTTATTGAAATGCTGGATTTCTTATTCCAATAGATCCATCTTGAGAACCATATCGCTCTCCATACAAAGGTCCTCTTGGAGCAGGAGAATTTGCTTGATATTGTTCGATTGCACGACCAACTTCACCAACAATCTTTTGTTCTTCATTTTGAGAGACAATCTGAGGAAATCCTTTCGAAATTACATAACGACTATAAGTAAATGAAACCGTACACTTTAATAGTTGAGAACTATCATAAGATACTGGCATCGAATTAATGCTGATTGGATATGCATTAATAAACTTATAAGTCAATGCTTTTCCACTATCTTTACGATTATAGTCTCTTTCAAATTTTGTAATATAAAGATTATCTGTTTTATAGTCATCGGGGAACTTAACTCTATGATTAAATGTTCTACCTCTTTGAGTTTCTAAATCGTCCTCACCAGATATAAAAGCAATCCAATTCTCAAAGTAATCAATTATATAATAATTACTATCAACATAAAAAGTAAAATCTGCGCGATCATCATATAATCTACGATATGCGTGCCTTTCAGTCACACCAGTATAGTCATTATTGATTTCATTAGTTGCAAGAGAAGAACCTGGAAGAGATGCTTCGCTACAAGAAAGTTCAATAAGTTCTTGGTTGTTAGTATATACTGCTCCACCAAAACCAGCACCACTTCTTTTTTCCATAAAATCAACAAAAGCACTCTTTTGTTTACCAGGGCCAACAGAAGATGGTGGATTAAATGCACAAATAAAGTTAGATGTCAAAGCAGGTCGTAGTAACCTACTTTTAATTGCAGACATACTATATGGTTTTACTGTTGGACCTGCCATCTATAAATATTTTTTGAGGTATATATTATGTAGTCACCATATGGCAGAAAGTTACAAGAGCAGGTACAAACCATCCTATCCACAAAAATATAAAGGTGATCCTAATAACATTATTTGTAGAAGCAGTTGGGAAAGACGCTTTTGTAGTTGGTGTGACTTAAATGAGAATATAATTTCGTGGGGATCGGAAGAAATTTTTGTTCACTATTACAATCCAGTAAAACAAAAAGTATGCAAGTACTTTCCAGACTTTATCATCAAAGTTAAAGAACAATCTGGTGAGATTAAAACTTATGTGATTGAAGTGAAACCAAAGAAACAAACTGTTCAACCTAAAGTTCCAAAAAGAAAAACAAAGTCTTGGTTGTATGAAATGCAAACTTATGCAGTAAATCAAGCAAAATGGAGAGCAGCAGAAGAGTGGTGTAAAGATAGATTAGTTGAGTTCAAAATCATCACAGAGGACAATCTGTTCAGTTAATGGCAAAAGGATTTGGAGAGGATATTAAGAGAAATTCTCCAAGAGTTTCTCAACTTAAAAGAAGAATAGAAGGTCTCACTGATGCCGAATCTATTATGCTTGAGATTATGGATGTATTCCGCGAGACCGAATTTATACCTGACGTTGGAAAATATTATACCTTTATTTACTTACCAAAAACAAACGAAATTGAATACGATCAGTTTCCACTGATTGCTTGCATTGATATCCAAAAATGGGGATTTAAAGGATTTAATTTTCACTGGAACCAAGTAAGAAACTATACTTGGTTAGAAGTATCAGGTAAACTTCATACTATTGAAAATAATGAAATAGATTATCTTCGTTCTGTTCGCTATGCAAGATTTTTAAAATCATAACTAAATAGATATAAAACAGTTATAAATGTCTCATACTCTACAAAAATTTGAGATGATTAATCCTCTTGTATTTGGGGAGGATTTCTGATGGCAGGTCAAAATTATGTTTGGCAAATTTCAACACCAAACATAAGTACAGGAAAAGGAGTTATAAGTTCTGCGTATGAGGTAGATGGAAAAAGTCCACTCACAACAGTAACATCAACAAATCCAGATGGTTTTGTGCAAGTAAATTCACTTTCAAATAACCCAATAGTATCAAAAACAGAGTATAAAATTGATGAAAAAGGAATAATAACATATAGATATACAAGTCAAAATAACGAAAAGTTCATATACAATAGTACTCAAGAAATAATAGACAATGTTAGTGGAGCATCTTCATCTGTTGTTTATCAAATAACAAGTGCAGTTCAAAGTAGCATATTGGCTGACGCAAGACAAAAAAATATAGGTCAAGGTCCTATTGCATCACTACCACCATCGGCTGCAATACCGGGTACAGGTCCTGCGGGAAATCAAGTTGTTGGATCTGGAGCTGGACCAAATCCTGATGCAACAACAATATCTACAGATGTTTTGGCAAACTTAAAACAAATAAATCCTGATAGCCAAAATCCACCATTTGCAGATTTAACATACCCATCAAAGATAAGAGATAATGGTCAAGACTTTATTAAATTTACAGCAATTAAATATATTCCAAGAAAACTTGATATAAGTCAAGGAATTGGAATTATTGGAGATAGGAGAGAGGCAAAAAATAAAGATAATACAATAGAAAGACTTGGAAGTATAATTCTTCCAATTCAACCATCCATTTCTGATAGTAATAATGTAGATTGGAACGGTCTTGGAATTGATCCTCTTGGAATGACACTTACACAAGGAAGTTTAAATTTAATGTCTGCTTCTACACAAGATGATGTTACAAAATTAATAGACACTGCTATAGGTGCAGGAAATAAAACCTTAAGTGATCCAAATGCTCAAAGAGCGATTAAACTTTATTTTGCGCAAAAAGCCGCAGGAGTTAGTGGTTTATTGTCCAGAGTATCTGGTGCAATAGTAAATCCAAATTTAGAACTTCTGTTTCAAGGGCCAACACTAAGACCTTTTAATTTTACTTTTAGATTATCTCCAAGAGATCAAGGAGAAGCAAAAATAGTGAGACAAATTATTAGAGTCTTTAAACAATACTCTGCAGTAGGAACTGCTTCCGGTGGATTATTCTTAACAACTCCAAATGTTTTTGAAATTAAATATGTTTCAAAAGGTAGTAAAGGTAAAGAAAATGATCACAAATCATTAAATAAAATTAAAACTTGTGCATTAAAATCAGTAAATGTTGATTATACACCAGATGGTTCTTATATGACATTCAATGATGAGGCAAGAACAATGACATCATACAATCTTTCATTGCAATTTCAAGAACTCGAACCTGTTACTACAAATGATTATAAAGGCACACCATACGATCAAATAGGTTACTAAAATGCCATCATACTTTAGACAAGTTCCAGACTTCGAATATGTCAGTAGAGATCCTAATCAAAGGCAAATCTCTGAGTATGCAACTGTAAAGAATCTGTTTCGTCGTGGAAAACTTCGTGATGATATTTTTGGAAATCTTTCATACTTCACCAAATATCAAATCATTGGAGATGAAAGACCTGATAATGTAGCATATAAACTTTATAATGATGAAACTCTTGATTGGGTAATTCTTCTTTCCAACAATATATTGAATATTCAAACAGAATGGCCATTACCACAAACAGTGTTTGATAAAGTATTATTAGAAAAGTATGGTTCTTATGATGAACTTTATAGTGGTATTCATCATTATGAAACTAAAGAAATTAGAGATAGTGTTGGAAATCTAATTCTTCCAGAAGGCATCAAAATGCCAAATCAATGGAAGTCTGCAAATGGATTTATTCAGGGATATAAAGGTGTTGGTATAATATCAAGAATAGTATATCAAAACGACGAGATTGAAATATATACTAATCAAGATAATGCAGACATCAAGCCAAGTTTACAAATAGAAATTAAAAATGCGGTTGATAGTGCAATAAATGGAATATTTACTATTAAATCGGTAATTCCAGTAGATGAAAATAATGATGGAATTACCGATTTTCTTAAATTTAAGTTTGATCTAAAATCCACAGAAATTATTTCCGGAACTATAGATGACAATATTAGTACTTGTGATAATATTTCATTTATAACGTGCGATATAAATTCTACTGTTTATAATTTTGAATCGCCATCATCAAATAATGGAACTGAACTTCAAGTCACCGGTAATGAAAGTATTGAATATATTTCATCTATACCACTATCGATATCAAATAACTATTTTTATCAATATTATGACAATAATTTGCAAAGAGATGTTTTATTACCTTCAAATTCTATTTTAACTCCTATTACAAATTATGAGTATGAGAGTGAAATAGAAAATAATAAGAGAAATATCTTTGTATTAAAACCACAATACTTGAATATTGTATTCAATGATATGGAAGAGATTATGACATATAAAAAAGGTTCCACCCAGTATGTGAGCAGAACCTTAAAGAGAGGAGAAAATATTAGATTATTCCAATGATCAATCTTCTACCAATTTTTGGAAATACGACATTGCATCATCCTCATCTTCGTCAGTTTCCGTGTTAACTACAGGAAGTGAAGGTGATTTAGAGCGAGCAAAGGATTGTTCCAGTTCAGCAATGACACTTTCTTCTTGAGAAGGAGTTTGAGCATAGGACTCATACTGATCTTCTTGTTCTTGAATCGCAACACGAGAACTCTTTTGACCAAGAACATACTTGAGACGCTTCTCAAGGTCTTCATAAGACTTGAATTGATCTGGAGCATTTACCGCCGAGAGAGAGTATTGCTTCTTCCAGATGGCTTCAAGAGCATCATCATCATCCAGGAGTGGTGCAACGCGGTCAAATTCTGACTTGTCGTAGTTCCAATACCCATCTTTCTTTACGATTTTGATTTTAAAATTAGCACCTTGCCAGAAGTCAAAAGGATTGATTGGTGTTTCATCTTCAAACTCAGGTTGCATTGCTTCCATGATCTTATCAAAAATCTTCTTACCATACTTGAAGAGAAAAACTTTACCTTCGTTTTGGGGATTTGCGGGATCCTTTACAACGTAAATATTGCTATAGTAAGACAACTTACGCTTCTGCTTACGCACAGTTTCTTTGTCTGCATCATGACCACTGTTCCAGAGTTCGCGGTTGTACTCAGAAACAGGATCTTTTTGACCAACAGTGGTCAAAGAGTTTTCAATATACCAACCACCAGGACCTTGGAAAGCATGTGTATAAAGTTTTGCCCAAGGAAGTTCTTCACCTTCAGGGGCAGGAAGGAAACGAATAACTGCAAAACCATTACCAGTTTTATCCATTTCAGGTTTCCAGAGACGCTCATCAGCGCCACCAGAAGTTGTACTCATCTTCTCCACTTCTTTTACCAGTTTCGCAGTTAGCGAACCAAGAGAAGATTGCTTTTTCAGATCATTAAAAGACATTCGGATTACCTCGTATTTGTACGGATTTGGCTTTTGTGGACTTTGTTATTCTACAGGTCTGAACCTGTTTCGTCAATCTTTTCTCGCATTGCTTCCAGCATCTTAGTCATATTGTTAAGAATCACATTCATATCAACATTTGGTGGAAGACCCATTAAAGATGCTGACTCAGCAATACGACTTTTCATTTCCTGGGCTTCAGGATCATCAGATAAACTCAAGCGAGTATAAAGAACCTTTTGTTTTTCCAGAAGTTTATCTAGAAGATCTACATGATGAAGTTTCTCTTCTTTACTCATACGAGGAAACTCAAAAACATTTTTATAAACTTCCTCTTGCATTTCAGATATTTCAGTCATCTCTGCACGGACAACTTCAGAATTAAAGAAACTCATTGATCTCCTAAAATAACTTCTTTCAAAATTTTACGATAACGAAATACATCAATATTTAGGAATGGACTGTATTTTTTTATCTTTTTGCTGACGGTTTCCCATACTGGATCTTGAAGTTTCTTATCAAAATTGTTACCGAACAGGAAAATCTTATCATAAATCACCAATGTTTCTGGGCTAATCTTACCGCTCAGGAAACTTTTTAAGACAATAGGATGACCTTTAGAACAATCAAATACATCATCTACTTTTTTATTCTCAAACAGGTTTTGAGTTTCTTCTTTAAAGACATAAGAAAGTGATTGATTTCTTTTCTTCCATTGTTCGTATCTACTTTCACCTTCGCGTATCATTTCTCCTATCCAAAGTTTACTTGGATCAGTGCAGGTGATAAAGTTTGATACAAAGAATTCAACAACTTCTTGATCTGTCTTTTGTCGTGCAATCTTTTCAAACCAGAATCTGTCCTTCCGTTTGTAGAAAGATTGTACAGTTGCTCTTGATTTCCCACAATACTTATGATAATCGTAACTATCTTTAGTAAAGTGATTCTTAAGAGCAAGATATTGCCTATAAGCATCTACTGGCATCATTCAAAAAATCAATCTTGCGCGGGAAGTTTTTTTAAGAAAATTAAGTTCCATTGCCTCATACTTAATCTTTTCCTTTAATGGTTTTGAAATTAACTTAGGAACAGATTCAATGTCAATGTTATTCTTCTCACAGAAATGAATAATAGCATCAATATAGTTCATATCCTCGTTTATTTGCACAAGACTTTCAATCTCTTGTGCAAATCTTGATGGACAGAAAAACTTACTTTCAAGTGCTTTTTCTAACTCATTCTCCATTTGACCTAGTATTGTGATGTACAAATTCTTTAATGTAACGAACTAATAGTTTAATATAATCTTCTTTATTTCTTTTGTCAAATACTTTTACTTCCCCACCGGGAGTAACCATTAAAGTAATAAGTTTTTTAACTACCTTACCAGTTAATTCGTAATATGCAGCAGCATAAAATGTTTCTTGCACAAAATAATTTTCAATCCACTTTTCTGGTTTTATTTTTTCGGAGGTCTTAAAGTCAATAACAGCAAGTTCTCCCTCATATTCTGCAATACAATCGACTCTCCCCGCAAGTCCTAAGTATTCTGAATAAAGAGTTCTTTCGATTGCATGAATATTATTTATCTTATCTAAGTATGGTTTGGCATGATGGAACATATGTTTTGTCAGGAGTTGATAATCATTCCAGTTCAATTCCTTATTTTCAAGATAGTCCTGACACACTTGGTGAAAGTCAGTTCCTCTTGCTGTTGCTTTTTTAGTGATTCGATTTGCTTCTTCAAGACCAACTCTCTTACGCCAATCAATAAAAATCTGACGATTATAGAAAGAGGTTACAGAAGTAATAGAAGGCACCCAGTCTCCATTAGGTAGATTATAGAGACGGATGCTTTCTGTTGTTTTACATTCTAGTTCAATATCACCCAAATAATTATGATGAATAAATGTCATAGATTTAGTTCAGTTTTTGCTACGATGTACTCTTTAACTAGTCCTGAGCGGACAATATCTTCAATACCAAATTCAATAATATCAAATGATGGCATTACACGAAGAATCTTCATAAAGTCAATTATACCATTCTTTTCATTAGTTTTGATTAGATCACTTTGAGTTGCATCGCCACAGAACATAATCTTACTATTTTCGCCAACACGAGTGATAATAGAATCCAACTCATGGAAATTAAGATTCTGAAATTCGTCCACAATAATGATTGCATTATCTAGAGTAGTTCCACGAATAAACGAAGTACTCCAAAAACTAATAGTTCCTTGCGTTTTGAGATTTCCATAAAGCATCTCAAAATCAGCATCAGTGGGCATTTCAAACATATACTTTACCATATTCTTATATGGAATTTGATAAAGTGAGGACTTATCTTCATGGTCTCCCGGAAGAAATCCAATCTCACGAGTAGCGACAAGAGACCTTACAATATAGATCTTTTCATAAGGACTTCTTTCATCTAAAACATCACGAAGAGCGTTATAGAGCGTAATGAATGTCTTACCTGTTCCAGCAGCTCCATATGCAACAATATTTTGACTTGAGTCATATGCTTCGAAAAGTAATTTTTGATTATCTGTGAGAGGATCAATATCTCTCATTAAATCAGAATTAATTGGTTTTTTTCTTTTCATTTGTTTTGCCGTCATACCAACTCCAATTGGTTGGTCATCTACTCTCTTTCTTCTTGCCATATACTATCAGATAGTTTTTACTTTTGAACCAGGTGCTTTACTTGCTTTAGACAATACTTCATTCCATCCAGGATGTTTAGAGACTAGTTTGTTTTGCCAATCTCCAACCTCTCCCACACTTGCACAACCTTGACTCCAATCTTTATCCCAAGAAGGATTATCTTTTCTCCATTGTTCATAATCAGAAACGGACATGGTGAGTTCTTTTGTCTCACCAGTCTCTAAATTTTTAACTGGATATACTGGCAATTTTATTCCTCCATAGTATATGAGAGTATTTATTCAATCGTAATAGAAGGAGCATCTGTACACTCAGAACACCCTTCACGAGTCCAACCAAGTGCTTCAGATACTGCAGGAAACTTACATGTAAAAATACAACGTACAAGTTCAGCAATCTCCATGTGTTCTTTTTGAGTTCCATGAGCTGAGCGAAGATCGATATAATGTATCCATGACCTTACAGAGCCTGTCATATAGAGGCGTGTAGGCGTTGCTAAGGGCAGTACGAACCTTGCACACTCTTTTGCTACTCCTTTCTCTAGAAGGCGATTGTAGAGGCGCATAGAGTGCTCAAAATGAACACGAATGTCTTCTGTCAAAGTCAAACGGAGATAATCTGGAATATCGTTAATTGAGTTCTGACGATTCTTATCATCCTGACGACGTAGTTCTGGAAGAGGAATAGTCTTACCAAGAAGTGTACTATCCGCGTATCGTTGGGAAAATTCTTGATATGTAAAAGACCTATGACGTAAAATCTGAGCAGCAATACCTCTTGTCGTATTAATCTCTACTGTCATACTTGCTTGTTCAAAGATTGACCAATGCTGATGTTGAATACAATACTTGAGCAGTCCAGAAAACTTTTCATTTCCCTGATTCGCTGGATTAGAAACACGAGCACAATATGCCATATGTTTCTCTGCATCTGGTGTTACAGATACAAGTTTAACTTCTGGTTTCATGAATTCGAATTCTTCAAACATTTCTTTCACAGTCCA